TTTAACTATATTGGCGATAGTTGCGCGAAATCATCAACGCACTTGATAAACGCAGCTCAAACGCTGAAAACGCTCCTAATCTCGTCTGCGCTGGGAAGAGTTTGGGAAGAATCGGTGCCAAAACGCTGAATTTTAGCCGTTTCAGCCGCCAAATCCCGCTCATGGATTTTGGCGTAGATGTCCATCGTTGTCGTTATGTCGCTGTGCCTTGCCATCTGCTGAATAGCCTTGATGTTCATGTCGCTCATGCAAAGATAAGAGACGAACCAGTGGCGCAGGTCGTGGGGGCGGGGATCATCGAAGCCAAGCTCGGTTCCGAGCTTCTTCCATGCCCTGTTGAGCGTTGAGTACGATTCCTGCTCATATATAAGATTGGTCGATACGTACGTTTCGGGCGTTTGCGTCAGTTGAAGCGCCTTCATGTTGTTCGCCTGCGTAACGCGCCACATAGCCAGCATATCGGCGAGCGTGTCTATCATCGGCAGCGTTGCGTTCGCCGCCTTGCTCTTCGTCCCCTTGATCGTTATGAAGCCGCCCTGTATGTCCTTCCATTGCACAGCCAACGCTTCGTTTGCGCGGCAACCAGCGAGCAGGGCGAGCAGCAGAGCCATGCATCGAGGGTCTTGCTGATCGTATATGTCGTAAGCCAAACGCTCGAACTGCTTAACGCTTATGGCGTTGACCTCTCGCTGATCCTTCTTCACGCTTGAGTACCCTGCAAATGGGTTGCGGCTAGCGTATCCTTTGGGGATCGCAAAGTGCGTCATCATGCCAGAGAGCGCAGAGCAGTATATGTTGATGGTGTTGCCGCTGTAGCGCCTTCCGCTGAGCGTCTTTCCCTCGATCCAGCCTTTGACCATATCGACAACGTGCTTGTCGGTGATCTGCGACACGGGCAAAGCTCCGATGCAATGACAGACCGCCTTAACGGCGCATTGGCGGGAGTACCGCGCATTCTCGGAAAGCTGATGGAACGGATCGGCGGCATCAAGCCAAAGCTCGCAGCATTGGCTGAGCGTCATCTTCTTCGATTCGGCGTGGCTCATGCCGAGCAGCTTGCGCTTGAAATCCTCGCGAGCTTGAACGGCTTCGGTGTAGCTGCCGTGAAAGGTCATCGCCCTTTGGGCATACTTTCCCGTGGCAGGGTTGATTCCTACGCTTATCTTGATCTTCCATTTGCGGCATTTCGATTTAGGCTTGTCCTCCATCGCGTATATGCCGCCTATGCCCTTCGTTCTCATGGCAGCCGCCTTTCAGCTCATGATGCCGTACTCTGTTCTCTCGCTTATCGTCTCCCAGCCTTCATCGCCGCCTACTTGCCTGTACTTGAGCGCGTATATCGAGTATCCGTTTCTGTTGGAATCGAACTCGAGCATGTACCCATCACGCTTGCGCCAAAGCACGTACTGCCCGTTTTCGAGGCTTCCGTCCTGCGTGTACCTCGTTGTTAACTGCATCGTGTCCTTGTTGTCGTAGGTGCACGGCGCGTCCTCGCCTGTAGGCACGCTGCATTCCACATAGCATTCGACAGGGCACCTTGGGGGGTCTCCGTATGGCTCTGGCGGAATCGCTTTGATAACGCCGAACGTGTAGTGGAACCTGCTCTTGTCCTTGTAGGACGGTCCCAGCACGCAGGCTTCCTTCATGATTCGTCCGTACTCGTTCGAGGGCCAGCCGTCCGTTGCGCGATCAGCTTGAGAGAACACGTACCAAGAGTGCAATATTGCCTGCATGTTTCTGGTGTAGTTCGGCTCTTCGAGGTCGCACCACTCGCTTTCTTCGACTTCGCCGGTTGCCTTGTCTATTCTTCGGCGTACGTGATAGCTAACGTTGCAGAAGTCGAACCCGCACGGCGCAACAGGCTCAAGCGTCCTGATTTCATCGAACGTAAGGAACTCGTATCGCTTTTGTTCGCTTTGCGAAGTCGGTTCCTCCTGTGGCCTTGCGTGCTTTGCATTGATGACGTTTCTCTCCCCGAACCTTTCGAGCAACCCCATGCCTGAGACTCCTTTATAACCGAGCGACCGCGTAAACGACCTTGCCGAGAATCCTCACCTCTGGCGATGATTGGTCGGTTGCATCGATGATCCTCCGCTTGTGCGATGGATTGGTGCTGTCAGGCTCAAGGACGATGAATCCGTCCATCTTCTTTATGCGCTTGACCGTAGCGTCATCGCCGTTGACCTTAACCAGCGCAATATCGCCGCTTTGAGCGTCAACGTGCGTATCTATCAGGGCATACGATCCATCGGTCAGGACGTTGTTCATCGAATCGCCCGTTATCTTGATGAAGAAGTTCCCCTCTTTGCAATACTCTTCTGGGCAGGGTATCGAGCCGCAGTCAAGCTCGAACGCTGGGCATGGCTCGCCAGCGTGTGCTGCTCCGATGATCGGCAGCGAGCCAGAAGCGGCAACAGGCTTTATCTTTCCCTTAGACACATTCCCAAGGCGCGTTCTTGCGTAGTAACCGTCAGAGTACCCGAACAAATCGGTTTCGCTCACGCCGAACAGGTCGCATATTGCTTCGACTGTTTTCTTGTCGCGCGGCTTAGTGCCTTTGTTCTCCCACATAGAGATAGCAGGAGAGGTCATCCCGAGCCTTTCGGCGATCTGGTATTGCTTTAGCTTGCTATCTTCACGTATGGCGCGAAAGTTGCGCCCAAAGCTGTCGATCGATTGCATTTTAAACCACCTTTCACGTCAATCTAATTTTACTATTCGTAAAAAAAATTTAGTTAAAACTAAAATTTAATTATTTACAAAGTGTAAAGATAAGCATATATTTAAGTCGTTGAAAGAAACCAACCGAAAGGCGGCAACGAAGATGATGAACGCAGATGACATCAAGAAGGGAATCGAGTGCATGAAGGCTCAGAAGAAGAGCCTTGAGAAAGAGATGCTTGATCTTAAAACGCACCTGGTCAGAGGCATTTACGACATGGGAAGCGAGGAGCTTATCACCGTTGCTAACAAGATCGCCTATCTTGAGAAGCGAATCGAAGCGGGGAGGGCGAAGATCGACCTTGCTGAGCTTATCGTCCGCTGATTTTTTTTCGGAATTGAAGATAAAAATACAATTATCTTCAATATGAGGTTAAGCAATGTTAGTCGATGAATGGGCGGCTGCAAGCCGTATTAGAAGCGGGGATTTGGAACACACCGCAGCCGTTCATTCAGCGCCTAACGGCGGCGCTAAGCGCCTACGGGACTAAACACTTCTCCTAATCGGCGGATTCTTGCTCAACCCTCCACCCGTAGGCGCTTTTGGAAACCAAACGACAGAAAGGAGTACGAATGGACGAATGCGAGCATTACGAGAAGCGCGTTCTGCGGTATTGCGGATTCACGCCAACAAGCATGGCTCGAATCCTCGGCATCTCGCGTCCCACGGCAACGGCGAGGTTCAACGACCCGTCAACCCTCAAGGCTGACGAGCTGAAGCTGATGCTCGAGGAGCTTCACGATGATGACGCTAGGGAGATGTTCCTATCGATCATCGGCAAGAGGAGCGCATGATGCGCGAAATTCAGCGATGGAGCAGAGCCGAGGACGCTGTTATCAGGCGCTATAGGGATCAGGGAGCTTACAGGATTCGCAAGCAGCTCCGCACCATGTGCGGCACGGATCGAACGATTGAAGCGATCCGCATGAGGGCAAGCCGCAAGGGCGTATCCCTTGCCAAATACAGGCAATGCGATGTTTGCGGCGCTGTTCTCAACTCGCACAACAACAGCGGCAAATGCCCCGACTGCAACCTTGCAGACCGAATCGAGAACATGCAGCAGCGCAAATGGCACCTCGAATCGCTTGAGCGCAAGGAAGCCGATACCGAGCTAAGGCGCATATACAACGCAGAGCGCCAGGCGGTGCGGCGAATGGAAAACCGCCTGAAAAAAAGTTCCGAAAAAAATACGGCGCTTTGACCAGGCAATTAACAGTTTTTGTAACGGAAATTCACGTTTCCAACACACAAGAAAGGACGAAGAAAGATGGAAAAGAAGATCACGAAGAAAATCCGCAAGAAGGTCGCAGAGTGCATGGCTGAATCGATCGATGCGGTAGAGGTCATGCGTGTCTCGAAGGCTATAGGGATCAACGCTGACGCTATCTATGCGGTTCCTGGCGATGCTGTTCATCTAGCGAAGATCGTTGTTCTTGGTGAAGACGAGGAGATTGACGAAGAGCGAGTAGAGCGTATCTATGACGGTCTTTCGATTGCCGTTGACACGCTTGAGGAATGCGGCATCCACATCGGCGGCGATGTCTACTGCACAACCGCCATCGTCTGGCTCCGTACTGATGGGAGCATCGCGCATGTTGCGATCATCGCTAAAGGAATGTAGCGATGGCAACGCGACTTTACACGCCGCCTGAGCTGGCGAAACTGCTCAACGTATCGGCTAAGACGATCAGGGAGAGTTGCGCGGCTGGGAGGATTCAAGCCTACGACTTCGGGGACGGAAGCTCCGTCATGTGGAGGATTCCGTTCGATGAATCTGAGATGAAGAGCATCGGAAGGAGGAACGCAAAATGCGCCTATACGAAGGAAAGGCTCCGCGCCAACGCACAGCAAAACCGATGATGCGGAAGCCTAACCCACAACGCAATCATACCACCGCAGCAGCAGCGGAAAGGGAATTGATGGTTTACGTGACGATCTTCTTCCTTGCCCTCTGGGCGATGGTTCTGCCCGAGTTCATAGCGGCAATCGGCAAGACCATCTTCGGATAAACGGAACCAGAGAGAGAAAGGAAAGGCATGGAAGAAGCAAAGATCATCGAGAACGATCTTGCGTTGATCGAGATCGACACAGGCGAGGTAACGAGCCTGATCCTCGGCATGGATGCCGAGATAAGGAACTGCTCGGACATTGTAGCCGAGCTAAAAGGAAGCATCGATCAGCTTCCAGAGATGCAGACGGAGGACGTTAAGCGCATCGCAACCGACATCAACGGGCATCTGAAACATGCAGACGAAGCGCGCAAACGCTTCAAGCGCGAGTGGAAGAAGCCGCAGGACAAGGTTGAAGCGGCGTTCAAACAGGCTATGGAACCAATGACCGAGCTTGTCAACGCCTACAAGGGCGAAGCGGCTAAACGCGATCAGCAGATCAGGCAAGAGAGATATGAGCTGCTCTGCGAGTTTTACGAAGCAGACGCGCCAACGCTTGCGGCTCTTGTCCCGATCGAGCGTTTCGGAATCGTCCGAGACAAGATGAGCATTGCGAAGTCTTGGAGCCTTATAAAGGCGCAGGAGCAGCTTCACGCGCTGCTTGTGCAGGCGCTAAGCGATTGGGCGGCACTGAAAACCAGCCATCTAGCGTTCGAGAAGGAAGCGGAAGCCGAGTTTTTCCGCACGCTGAGCCTACAGGCGGCGCTGAACCTCAACGCCATGAGGGAAGAGGAGCAGGCGCGGATCGACCAGCTCAACGCAGAGATGGGCGTTGCGCCAGAGCCAGAGCCTGCCCCCGAGCCTGAGCCAGAGCCGAAACCCGAGCCGATGCCGCAGCAGCAGGCGCAGCCGCAGCAGGAAGAGCCAAGGAACTACACCATCACATGCGCGATGACCGAGTGGCAGAAGCAGCAGGTCATCGGGTTCCTTAAATCGATGAGCATCAGCGGAAGCATCAGAGAGATTCGCAATATCAGGGAGGTTCGCAATGAGCAACCAGCTATCTAAGACATATGAAGCAAGTGGGAAGTCGATCACCCTCACGGCGCAAGACGTGATCGACTACATCTGCCCACTTGCAACGCCAACGGAAGTGAAGATGTTCCTGGAAATGTGCGCTGCATACGGCTTGAACCCGTATGTAAAGGACGCTCACCTGGTCAAATACAAGGCTAACTCGCCTGCAACGATGGTCGTGGGTAAAGATTTCTACACAAAGACTGCGGCGAGCAACCCGACATTTGACGGAATGGAAGCGGGGATTTCCGTCATCGGAACCGATGGGTCGTTCCACAGGCGCGAAGGCTCGATGCTCATGCCAGGCGAGCAGCTTGTTGGCGGCTGGGCGAAAGTCCACATCAAAGGGAGAAGCGTTCCGAGCTTCGATGAAGTCGGTTTCAGCGAGTACGCAGGGAAGAAGTACGATGGCTCGCTCAACCAGCAATGGGCATCAAAGCCAGCAACGATGATCAGGAAATGCGCGGTTGTCCATGCCCTGCGCGAAGCGTTCCCAGCCAACTTCGCGGGACTTTACGACAGCGCGGAGATGGGAATCGACACCGAGGAGATTCCCCCTGCGACAGCACAGCAGACTGCTGTAGAGCCAGAGCAAACCTACGAAGAGACTTTCTAAAGGAGACGAACACAATGGCAATCAACAAGGCAACCATCACGGGCAACATCACCCGCGATCCTGAGCTTCGACAGACGCAGGGCGGCACAAGCGTCCTCACAATCGGCGTAGCGGTGAACGATCGCCGCAAGAACCAGCAGACGGGGGAATGGGAGGATTACCCCAACTTCATCGACTGCACGATCTTCGGTAACCGCGCAACGGGCGTTGCCCCTCACCTGGAGAAGGGCATGAAGGTAGCGATCGAAGGCAAGCTCAACCAGTCGCGCTGGCAGGCTGAGGACGGCACCAACCGCAGCAAGATCGAGATCATCGTTGACGAGATCGAGTTCATGAGCCGCCAGCAGGGACAGACCGCGAGCAAGCCAGTACAGCAACAGCCGCAGCAGTTCGCCCCTCAGCCTATGCAGCAACAGGCGCAGCCGCAGCAATTCGCCCCGCAAGCGGCACCGCAGCCTATGCAGCAACAGCCTATGCAGCAGTTCGCCACTCAGCCTATGCAGCAGCCTATGCAGGCGGCACCAGTGCAGCAGGCTATGCCGATGATGCAGCAGCAGGCACCGCAGCAGGTGGCGAGCATCTATGACGAAGACATTCCGTTCTAAGGGCGGGGATTGATCGTTTACGGGCGGGGTTGCGCTGGCTGCCAGACAATCCCGCAATCAATCCAACCTTTGCAGGCTAAGGAGCTGCCAGGGACGATGCGACACGGCAATGTCATTGCCTACAGGGTATACGGATGCCGCTGCATCGAGTGCCAAGAGTGGCAGCGAAGGAACAGGAAGGAGGTCAAGCGATGGAAGAGAGCGAGATAGGGAACAGCTTCACCTGGTTCAAGCAGTTCAACGCTCAAATCGCCGAGATGACCGAGGAGGAGCAGTTCGCCTTCATCCCCGAAGTCGTTCTCTGGGCGGCGTTCGGCAGGGAGCCGAGCTTCATGAACGCTAAAGATCAAACGGCGCGTTACTTCAAGCAGGCTTTCCTCGGCATGAAGAACGCCCTGGACAACTCGATAAGGTCGCAGAACCGCAACACTGGCGGTGCTCCCAAGAAGAAGAAATCGAGCGGCAAGAAGAAGGAGACGGGTGGCGATAACCCCCCTACAGAACCCCCCTACAGAACCCCCTGCGTAACCCCCATACAGAACCTTAACCTAACTAAACCTAACCTAACTAAGCCTAGAAAAGAAAAGAAAAGAGAATCCAATCCATCGTTTTCCCTTCAATGTCTGAAGGCTTTGAACGAGGAACTTAGGGGCGTTGCGCCAGTGGAGTTCACGCGCAACCCGAACGGCGAGTACATCGCGAGCCTTGAGGGGAGATTCACGGTCGATGACGTGCGCGAGATGGTGCGGTTCAAGCGCAGGGAGTGGGAGGGTACGAAGTTCCAGCAGAACCTGAACCCCGTGACCCTCTTCTCGCCAGAGAAGTTCGAAAGCTACGTAATCGCTTCGAAGATGAAGGAACCCACGAAGAGCATCAGAGGAAGGAAGGTCATGGACGATGAGCTTGCAAGCTACGCTTCTTAGCAGCATCGAACGCTGCAAAGGCTTCTACACCCGCAACTCCGATGACGTTGAGCTTATCGAGCAGGACGAGCAGCGCATCAGGGCAGAGCAGCGCATCAGGGAGAGCGGAATACCGCGCGAGTTCGAGAGGGCAAACATCGCGAGCTGCCCACCTTCCGTTCTCGCGAACGCGCGGCAGGTTTACGCATGGTTCCTCGACAACCAGCGTCTAAGGCACCAGGGCAAGCGAACCCAGCCGTGGCACTCAAGCGACCTGCTGCTTGTCGGCAAGGTGGGGCGCGGCAAGACTTACGCAGCCTGCGCTTCGCTTGTTGCCTGCGCCCCAGTGTGCCGCATCAAGTTCGTCTCCTCGCAGCAGATAGCCGAGTGGGCGTGGAACCGCGACAAGGAGATGCTTAGCCGCTGCAAGGGCGTTGACTTCCTGGTGATCGATGACCTCGGGAACGAGGAGCCGAGGGGCATTCAAGCCGTGAAGGCGATCCTCGATGCCAGGCGATGCGAGCGACCCACGATCGTCACCACGCAGCTAACGCCAGACATCAGGAGCGAGCAGTTCGGCGATCTATACGGCGTTGAGACTGCCAAGGCTATGCAGTCAAGGCTCGCCCTGATGAAGAGCGTGAGCTTCACGGGAGCCGATCGAAGGAGCCGCCAATGAGGTTCGAGATCGACTTCACGCCCACGAAGCGCCGTCCGAGGATCAAGCGCAACGGGCAATCCTACGACCCGAAGGAGAACCAGCGCGAGAAGAGGGCGATGGTTGCGGCGTTCAAGGCTCAATGCGGCGCTGTGGCACCGCTAGAGGGCGCGGTTTCGGTGAAAGTGGACATCTACCGCCGAATGCCCAAGAACCGCCCCCAGAAGCTGCTCAGAGAGTTCGACACGTACAAGCCAGACGCGGACAACATCGCCAAGGCTGTGCTCGATGCGATGAACGGCTTGGCGTTCGTGGACGATTCGCAGGTCGTGAGCCTTACGGCAACGAAGCACGACCGAACGCACAGGGAGAGCGACATTGTGACGATAGAGATAGAGGAGGTCGCGAGATGACACCAGCGGCGCAGGCAGAAGCGTACTACAGCGAGGAAGAGCGGGAGAGGATAGCGAGGGCGAAGAAGCTCCGCTGCATCGACTGCGATTCCGCTAGGGCGTGGTGCGTTGGCGGGACGAACATGCAGACAGGCTACTGCGTACTGCATGACATGCCGCTCTCGAGCAGCGAGCTGCAAAGCAGCCAATGGGACATGTGCGGGACTGATGCGCTGTGATGACGGACAACGCGAACATCTTCCCACACGCTGCCCCGTTCGATTGGAACAGGAACCCACGGCGCGTGAGGTGCCGAGGGTGCGGCAGGGAGTTCGAGCAGCGAAGCAGGAACAACGTCTACTGCACGAAGGAGTGCAGGGACAGGCAGAAAGGAAGCCGATGAAGGCAAAGATCAAGTACCACGATGGCGCTAGCAGGCTAGAGCGCCACGGCGCTATGTGGGACATGGCGGCAAGCGAGACGGTGACGTTGAGGAAAGGCGATGTGAGGATCATTCCCCTGGGCGTGTCGGTGAAGCTTCCAAGCGGCTTCATGGGCGTTCTCGTTCCGCGATCCTCCACGTGCCTGAAGCACGGGATCATGATGGCTAACAGCGTTGGCATCATCGAGAACGACTACAGCGGCGATGGCGATGTTTGGGGGTTCGTTGCCTATGCGATCAGGGACACCGTGATCGAGCAGGGAACGCGAATCGCGCAGTTCATGCCCGTTAGATACGCCGATGACATCGAGTTCGAGGAAGTTGATTCGATGGGATGCGCAGACCGTGGCGGCTACGGCTCAACGGGCGTTTCGGCAGGATCGGGGGCGAAATAACATGCCAGTCTGCTACTGCAAAAACTCAGGCGGCTATGGTCGGTTCATTCCAGTGGTCGAGCAGCAGCCAGTGAAGCCGAAAGTCGAGGAAGAGCAGGAAGCCGAGCCTGCTAAGCACCTGACGAAGCGCAAGCTTCACCAGCTAGAGCCGTTGAAGCCTTCGAAGCGCGAGACGAGGGTTCGGTGCGTTGAGACGGGCATGGAGTTCGAGACGGTCAAGCAGGCAGGCTCTGCGCTTGCCGCGCTCGGATTGGGCAAGGATGCGGCGGTTGCAGCTGCTGCGATAAGCAACTGCATGAGGACGGGCGGCACGGCTTACGGCTTCCACTTCGTGAAGGTGGCGGCGTAACCGATGAAGAGAAAGGAATCTGAATGCGAACAGGGGTAATCGCAAAAACAACCGAGTTCCCGTTGCAGCTGATCGGATCGGTTGCAGGCGTATCGACTGACAGGAGCGGCAGCGACAAGGACAAAGCAAACAGGGCGTGGCATTGCTTCGAGCTTGGTCATATGAGCGTTTTCGAGCACGTGTCCGTAACGTGGAAGATCAGCGGCATCAGCCGTGCCTGCTCGCATCAGCTGGTGCGGCACCGCCTGGCTAGCTTCTGCCAGCAGAGCCAGCGTTACGTGAAGGTCGGGACGGACAGCTTTGATTGGTACGTGATCCCGCCATCGATCAAAGACGATGACGCGATGCGCGATGAGTACGACAACGCGATGTGGCAATGCGCAAAATACTATCAGTCGCTTCTCGACAATGGAGTGAAGCCAGAGGATGCCCGTTTCGCGCTTCCAGAAGCCACAAAAACGGAAATCGTGGCAACGATGAACCTGCGCGAGTTCATGAGCTTCTACAAAGCCAGAAGCGACAAGGCGGCGCAATGGGAGATACGCGAGCTTGCCGAGGATATGATGCTATCCCTTTACATACTCGGCGGCGAGTGGATGGAAATCATCCACATGATCGAGGAGGAGCAGCGATGAGTAGGAAAACGTTTTGCGATATGTGCGGAGCCGAAATCAAAGGCAACTCCTCCAAGGTGGTAGCCGTTTCCGCTGAATACGAGAAGAGGTACGGATATATCACAAGCAACGATGCGATGGACGCTTGCGATGAATGCTACGCGAGTATTCGCAAAGCCATTGAGGAATGCAAGGAGCGCGGTAAGCATGAGCGATAGCTTCGAGAAGATCGCAGAAGATGCTCTGATGGACGAGTACAGCTACTGCGAAGAATACAACATCGACTTTGGCGAAGACGCTGATCCTGCTGAGTACTCCATGCGCCGTGATCTCATTAGCCGCATGAAGGCGGTGGCTGCACGTGGTTGCAACGAAGAGCGCCGCGAGGTAGCAGAGAAGGAGGGATAGCTATGGCAAAGTACCGCAAAAGGCAAGTGGAGGTCGAAGCTTTTCAAATCTTGATTGGCACGCTGTGCAAGCGAGATTATCCCATGTGGTTCGCCGATGCGATTGCGAGCGGCGTGGTGTACCAGAAGGCAAATCCAGATTATCCAGTCGAATGCACCATCAGGACGCTTGAGGGCGAGATGAATGCGAACCTCGGCGACTACATCATCAAGGGCATCAATGGCGAGCTGTATCCATGCAAGCCAGACATATTCGACAAAACGTATGAGAGGTGCCAGCAATGATTAGCAACGAAGAGCGCCGCGAGGTAGCGCGAAAGCTGCGCAGCCTTGACGAGCACATCGAAGGAATGCCGCTTATGTGCACCAAGCAGGAACACAATGCCATGGCGCTCAGAGCAATCCGCGCGGTAGTCGGCAAGGGAGACATATTCCATCTGCTTGCCGATCTGATCGAGCCGCAACACATCGACGGCAACACCTCAGACGGATACCACACATTCAACGAGCTTTACCATCATCGAGCCGTGCTGTTCTCCGTCATCGTCGGGAATTTCGCAACCCGAGCGTGGAAATCCAAGCTGCACGCAGATGGCACCATGTACGAGGGAATGTTCATCGTCGGCATCGAGACTCCAGACGGGCAAGCGACGTACCACTACGACGTAGAGCCTTACTGGCATCTGTTCCGATGCAAGGAGGTAGAACGTGCGCCAGAGTGGGACGGGCACACGCCAGACCAAGCCATTGAGCGAATCGGCAAGCTGGTCGATTGCAAAACCGACGCCTGGAACACGCGAGCGATCGACCGAGACGAGCTTTTGAAGATCGCTGACGAGCTTGAGAACGAATTCTTCGTGGTCTACGACAGCTACGAAGATACGATTGACCATGCTGATTGCTTCGTTGAGCGGATCAGGAAGGCTGTTGACGCATGATCGCGGATTGCGACACTGGCGGAACATAAGCGTTGCAGCGGGTTCTTTCGCGTCACGTCTTTCTAACCGCTGTATCCTTTCGGCAACCCCCTGCCTTTTCGGTCGGCAGGGGGTTGTTCTTTTTCTGCGCCCTGATACAAGCGCCGATCATCGGAAGCGGAGAGAAAGGAGCTGCATTGAGACAGCAACCGGAGTTGACGGTCGAGGAGGTTCCGACCGATGAGCTAGTGCCTTACGCGAGAAACGCGAAGGTTCACACGAACGAGCAGATCGACCAGATCGTTAAGAGCATCGAGGAGTTCGGATTCAACGACCCCATTGCCGTATGGCACAACGAAGAGGGCGCAATGGAGATCATCGAGGGGCATGGGCGCGTTCTGGCGGCTAAGAAGCTCGGTCTTGACGTTCTGCCCGTTGTCACTCTCGATCACCTCACAAACGACCAGCGCAGGGCGTACACGCACGTTCACAACCAGCTGACCATGAACACTGGTTGGGACTTGGATACGCTGAGCTTCGACCTTGACGAGCTTGACTTCGATTTCGAGGATTTGGGGTTTTCGCTCGATGCAGATTTCAGCGGAAGCGAATGGGACGGCACCGAGCTATCGACCGATGGAAGAGCATCGAATGAGGATTACGAAGCGTTTACAAGCAAGTTCGAGCCTAAGCTGACCACAGATGATTGCTATACGCCCGATTATGTGTATAAGGCTGTGAAGGAATGGGCGTGTGACGCTTACGGTATAGACCAGGACAAATGCGTTAGACCGTTTTTCCCTGGCGGCGATTTCGAGAATTTTGACTACCCCGAAGGCTGTACGGTTCTCGACAATCCTCCGTTCTCGATCATGGCGAGGATCATCGATTTCTACGAAGAACGAGGAATCCAGTATTTTCTTTTTGCACCGCAGCTTACGCTTTTCAGCGGAAACCGTCCGTGCAACTACATATGCGCAGGCATAACAATCGAATACGAGAACGGCGCAAAGGTTAATACGGGATTCGTCACGAGCTACGGAGACTGGAAGGTTGACACAGCGCCAGATTTGCATGAGCTGGTTGAGGATGCCCAGCGAAAGGCGAAGAACGAGCAAAAAGGCGAGCCGATGAACAGCTGGCAGCTTCCAGACAACGTGATAACGGCAGCGATGATGGCTAAGCTTGGAAAGCGCGGCATTTCCTTGCGCATTCCCGATGCTTCTTGCTCATTCGTTCGAAAACTTGACAACCAAAAGCCAGGCGCGGCTCTTTACGGGGGGGGGTTCCTGCTTTCAATGAGCGCGGCTGCGGACAAAGCGGCTGCGGACAAAGCGGCTGCGGAAGTTGTCGAGCTTTCCGATCGTGAGCTAAAGATCGTAGATTCGCTTGCCTGATCTGAGCATGTGAGCATAAAGACGCGCCCCTATCAGGCACACTTAAGCGTTTAATTCGTCAAGAAATGCAAAAAAATATTAGAAAAAGCTAATATTTACTGTTTACTTAAACCTTAGAAAATGCTAATATTTAATCATTAAGTAAGGAGGTGACATGCAAAGACGAGAGTTGGTCAGAATCCTAAAAGCAGCGGGGTTTATCTCCAAAGGCGGTACAAACCACGAGAAGTTCTATAAAGGCGGAAAAACGGTTTTAGTGAAGCGTCATAGAGAGATTGAAGACCAGATTGCTAAGAGGATTTTACGGGAAGCGGGGCTTAGATAGCCCCTCCTTCCTACCTTGTCTTTGCATTTGAAAGGAGAAAATCATGTTATATATCTGCGAGTTTGAATTTTTTGATTCTGACGGCTTCATCTGTGCTTTTCCTTGCAATGATATAGGAGCAGGAACTTTTGGAGACAACCTAAACGATGCGGTAGAAAGTGCCGCTGACTGGCTTACTTGCATTGTTGATGATGCTTTGATGAGCGGCAAAGAACTCCCAGAGATTAGCTTCGGACATGAACCAAGGCACGGCGGTAAAATCATTGCAATCGCAGTATCGAGAGAGCTTGAAGACATCCCAGCTATTACAGCATCAGAAGCAGCTCGAGAATTAGGGGTTAGCACCGCACGAGTAGCTCAGCTCATAAACGCGGGGTTGCTTGATTCATGGAAAGATGGGACTAAAAGAATGGTTTCAAGAGAATCCGTTAACGCTCGAAAAGAAGATAACCCAAAGGCTGGAAGACCAAAGAATCTAGCTGTGATATAGTGACCTCACTGATTCTCGTCAGTGCATGTGAAACCCCGCTTCGGCGGGGTTTTCTTTTGCCCTGCTACACGCCAGCAGAATAAGCGTCATGGCTAAAGAGAAATGCACAAAGGACGTAATAAGGATCGCCGTGAAGCTCAAGAAGCACGGCGCTTTGGACAAGGACATCGCCCTTGCCTGCGGCGTATGCCCTCAGACTTTCAGCACGTGGCTGCACCATCCGCAGACTGCCAATCAGCGCGAATTTTCCGAAGCCGTCAAAAAGGTTGAGGTCGATTTCAAGGACAAATTGACGCAGATCATCATGAGGGACGCGCAGGAAAGGGACTGGAAAGCGGCGGCGTGGCTGCTTGAAAGGAAGTATCCCAGCGAGTACGGCAGGGTAACCAGGGTCATCGATGATTCGGGCGATTCCGAAGAGGTTCCGCGAATCGTGTTCAACCCGAAGAAGGGCGGCAAGGGATGAGGAGCATCAACCTAGCCGACCTGACGATCAGCAAGTTTTACGGCGTTGTGGAGAGCGCATTGAACCACGACCACGGCGAGTTTTGGCTGATGGGCGGTCGTGCTTCGCTCAAATCGAGCGTTATCAGCCTGCTGATCGTGTGCCTGATCGTTGCGTTCCCGTGGGCGAACGCCGTTGTCGTTCGGCGCTTCGGGAACACGCTTCGCGATTCCGTTTACGCGCAGATCATATGGGCGATCGACATCCTGGGTTTGTCGAGCTTCTTCCGTGCGAGGGTTTCGCCGATGGAGATCGTTTACGTGCCAACGGGACAGAAGATCGTTTTCCGAGGAATGGACGATCCCCTCAAGATGAAGGGCGTGAAGTTCGTCAAAGGATACTGCGCTATCCAGTGGTTCGAGGAGCTTGACCAGTTCGAAGGCTGGGAAGCCGTGAGAAGCGCGTTGAAGTCTTTCAAGCGCGGCGGCTCGGTGTTCTGGACTTTCTATTCTTACAACCCGCCTAAGACGCTTTGGAGCTGGGTAAACCGCCAATGCCTTGAGATGCAGCGCAAGCCTGGCTGCCTGGTGCATCACAGCACGTACCTAGACGTTGTGGAGGGCGGTCACGCCGATTGGCTTGGAGAGCCTTTCATCGAGGATGCCGAGTGGTTGAAGCAGACCGACCCCACCGCATACGCATGGGAGCTGATGGGCGAGATCACGGGAACTGGCGGCTCGGTGTTCGACAACATCGTTGAGCGCAGGATCGGCGATTCGGAGGTTGCAGGGTTCGAGCGCGTAAGGAACGGCGTTGACTGGGGTTGGTTCCCCGACCCGTGGCGCTTCATTCGCGGCGAGTGGGTTCCGCGAGAGCGCAAGCTGATCCTGTTCGAGGAGCATTCGGCGAACAAGAAGCTTCCGAAGGAAACGGGCGAGATCGTAAGGCGATCGCTGACCTACCCCGATTACCATGGCGGCACAGCCTACACGCACAAGGACGTTGTGTGGTGCGATGACACGGCAGACGGCAAGCAGCAGATGGCGGATTACCGCCGAACCTTCGGGATCAACGCGAAGCCAGCGAGGAAGGGAAACATGCGGCGCATAAGCTACATGTGGCTCGCAGGCTTGCGTTCCATCGAGATAGACCCGGTTAGATGCCCCCATGCGTTCGAGGAGTTCAGGCTTAAGGAGTTCGAGCGCAACAAGGCGGGGGAGTGGGTTGACGAGATTCCAGACGGCAACGACCACAGTATTGATGCCGTCCGTTACATGATGATGAGCGATGTTCTGAGGAGCGCATAGGTGGCAACAAGCGAAGAAGTAGACTACACGGTTCCGTTGCATGTTCGGAAGTACCTTACGAGCCTAGGGTACGAGCTGTGCGATGGCGTTATGACCGACCTTATAGAGCAATGGCGGGACTGCTACGCATCCCGTGGAGAGTTTTACGACTACCACGACAAGGACGGCATGGGGCATACGCTCAAGATACACCGCCGATCCTGCAAGCCTGCGAAGCGTGTATGCAAGGAATGGGCGGCGCTTATGTTCAGCGACCCCATCACCGTCTCATGCGAGGACGAAGCCTGCAACGCATGGCTTGCCGATTACCTTGAGGGGATCAACTTCTTCGGGAACGGCAAGCAGCTTGTGCAGGATGCTTTCGCCCTCGGCACTGGCGCGTGGGCGCTGTGGCTCGATCTTACGGCGCAGAAGATGCAGGTTCGCCGATACAAGGCTAAGCAGGTTCTGCCGCTCACGTGGGACGATGACGGCGTTACGGAATGCGCGTTCACGAGCCGTGTTGCAATCGGCGGCAAGGTGCTCGATCAGGTGCAGCTGCACGTATCAGAGCCCGACGGCTACCACATCAAGACGGTTCTGTTCGACCGCAAGACGAAGAAGCGCGTAGCCGTTGACGGCGTTGTTGACGATCTAGCCACTGGATGCGAAACTCCCACGTTCGCGCTTGTGAAGCCTGCAATATCCAACACGTTCGTTGACATCACGCCTTACGGGCAGAGCGTTTTCGCCGATTCGATCGATGAGGTTCAGGCGGTCGATCTTTGCTTCGATGCGATCTTCAACGAGGTCGATCTTGCCAAGCTCCGTATCTTCATCGATGACATGCTTATCGATGTGCAGGACAAAGACGGAAACCGCCAGGCTATCCCGTTCGGCAAGAACGACAACACTGTATACCGCAGGGTCAACGGCGTTGGCGATGGTCAGCCTATCGTGCCGTTTGCACCTCAGATGCGCACCGAGCAGCAGGTAAGCGCATACCGCCTGGCGATACAGAAGCTTGGCGATGACTGCGGCTTCGGTAAGAAGTATTTCGACATCGATGCGGCAGGCGGCATGAAAACCGCTCAGGAAGTCGTTTCCGACAACGCCGACCTGATGCGCAACATCAGAAGCCACGAGCGTTTAATGCAGGGAGCAATCGCCGACATCTGCCGCGCATTGTGCCATTGCGCAACGAGGTTCCTCGGCGCTGGTCTGGGCGATCCTGGCACCATTACGGTCAACTGGGACGATTCCGTGATTGTCGATACGCAGGCTGAGAAAGCGCAGGATCAGAGCGAGCTTAACGTAACGCTGAATCCTTGGGAGTACCGCAGGAAATGGTACGGCGAGAGCGAGGAGGAAGCGAAGGCTAACGTTCCTGGCGCTATCGCAGAGGACGATTACGCAAGCTTCGGTGAGCAGTAATGCTTGACGAGGAGAAGGACGCTAGCGCCGAATCGGAGGACGCTCTAAGCGATATGGAGCTTGCGATGCTCATCGCCACTGCTTCTGCCTTGGTTTCATCTCCGATAGCGCACAAGGCTATCAGGAAGAGCGGGAGGGCGCTTCTCGCGAAGTTGCAGCAGATAGCGGGGGCGAACCGAGAATCCGTCAACGAAGCCATCGAGCACGACTTCCGAGGGAGCTTCATACGCAACTGGATTGCAGACGTTGAGGACGCTGGGAAGGTCACACCGAAGGCTGCAAGCCTTGCCGCGAAGAGGGCGCAGCAGAGGGCAAGGAAGCCGATTGCAAGCGTTCAGCGGTACGCAGCCAAGATGTCGCAGCAGATGGCGCAGAGCGCCTACATGGAGTACCTAAAGATTGCTTCGGAAGCGGCGTTTGCGTCAACGGGCAACATCGATGATCCAGGCGTGGGGTACGAACGGGCGCTGTCGGCAGGCATCGCGAAGATGGCGCGTAAAGGCTTGACGGCTTCGACCTACACGCGCAGGGACGGAACGGTTGTGCATGTTCCCGTTGACGTGGGGATCAGAAGGGCGATTGCGGCTGAGGGGCGCAAGCCTAAGATCAAGGCAACGCTCGATGCGGCTGAAAGTTCGTTCGGCTTGGTCGAGGTCAGCAAGACGGCTAACCCCCGCGACACGCACCACCGCTGGGAGGGGCGCGTTTACTCCACGGGCGCTAGCACCGCAGGCTTCCCGAGCTTCGAGGAGGTCGTAGGCGATCAGATAAACGACTACAACTGCGGTCACCGCATCCGCGTTTTCAACCCGAACATTGGGCGGCGGTTCTCCGACCCGCTTGAGGGAACGGGATACACGGCTGAGGAATCGGCGGCGCTGCACACAGAGCAGGCGAAGCTTGAGAACGAGATTCGAAAGCTGAAGCGCGAGCATGAGGTGCTTCACAGCATGAAGCTCGATACGGATGACGTTAACCGCCGTTTGAAATACAAGCGCGGCGAGCTGCAATCTCTGATAAACAGGCATCCGAAGATATTGAGCCGCCGCGAATGGCGCGAGTACACATACGAGAAGGCAAGGCGCGAGCTTGGTCTTTACGGAAAGGTTCACCTCGACAAGAACCAGCAAATGACGGTGATGCTGAAAAGCGGCACGGCATATGCGCAGAGCAAGATACGCAAAGCTGAAAGGGCGAAACTTGTAGATAGGGCGCTTGCGGACAACTCAATTGCGATGATGGAAAGGCGCTCAATGAATGACAGGCAGTTCAGGCTGAATGCTAGGAAGCTAAAGAAGGAAAAAGGCTTTTTCGACATTGCGGCACACGGATTGCCTGGATACGTGGAAGCATATGGTAAGCGAATTGATGCAGAAACAGTTTGGGATATTGTGCGGAAAAGCGATGGATACAGCGGTGAGGATATTCGCCTTTGCGTGTGCTTTGGAGCCGTGGAAGACGAGAACGGTAGGTCGATAGCTCAGGAGCTTGCCAACATATCGGGCAAGAAGGTGAAGGCGGCTACGAAGTTCTTCTTCATTCGCCAAGACGGTTCGTATTACGTTGGCAGCGATTTCTGGCATTCGGATGGTAAAATGGAGCTGTTCGAGCCGAAGGGAAAATCATGATTGGAAGCGAGAAGAGATTCGAGAAGGCGAGCGATGCCCTTCTTTCCATGCAGACGGAGATAGCGTCCGCGATGGAGCGCCTGTCCGAAACCCCGTATGCGGTCGCTTCAACGCAAACCTATGATATGGTCACTGGCGAACAGCTCGGTGCCTTGTGCGCGTACATCCATGACGGGTTCGGCTGGACTTCGGAAGACCTTTACAACTTCAAACATTACGGGTTGGTCGATTACAGCAGCGAATACGCAAAAGCCGCATTCGAGCATTTTCTTGAGCTAGTTTCCGCGTAATTGACATTCAGAACCCCGTTTTTGTGGAATACACGCAAAAACGGGGTTTTATTTATCCATTAAGCCGTTTCCGAGGTCGATAGATCGAAGAAGCGGCTTCTTTTATGCGATTGCTCAGGATTGCGGAAAACCCGCAACAGGCATGAGCAAAGCGCCATAACCGATGAAAGCCGCAAAAAAGCGGCTTTTCTTTTGCTTATAAACAGGATTTCTGTTCATAGACCAAAAAAACGGCTTGTTTTTCGGTCTATCGCCCTGACGCATCAAAGCGCCCTGCGACACGCAAATAGATTCTTCCTTGCTTGGGATAGCGCAAAAAACCCACCTAAGAGCGGAGAGAACCGCGCAAACAACCACTAGGAAGGAACAGGAATGCAAAAGCAAAACGATCCAGAAGAGAACAAGCTTTCTGCGCAAGGAGCAGGCGAGAACGCCAACGGTGAAGGCGCACAGGGCGATAACGCCAATGGCGAGAACGCCAACGGTGAAGGCGCACAGGGCGAGGGAAACGATGGCGATGACGGCAAGGTGCTAGACAGCCACGGTCAGCCGGGGATCAACAAGGAGCGCCACGACAAAGAGGTTGCCGAGTTGAGGAAGCAGATCGAGGAGCTTAAAGCCGATGCCGCAGAAGCCGCAGAATCGAAGGCTAAGCGTGATGAGTTCGAGCAGAAGGTCAGCGACCTTGAAGGCAAGCTTGCCGATTCCGAGCTGTCGCGAAAGCTTGAGAAGGTAGGTTGCCGATCCGTCAAGGCTGCAAAGGCTCTGCTTCCCGATTATGACGGAGACATCGAGAAGCTACGCGCTGCCGAGCCGTTCCTGTTCGAAGAGGTCAAGCCTGCTGGCTCCACTGGGTTCAAGCCTAAGGCGGCTGATCCAAAGGACGATCAGGAGGAGCTTGACAAACTGTTCGGAATCAAGAAGTAAGGAGCAACAATGCCCGTAACCCTCGGAGATTACGCATCTAAATTTACAACGCAGCTCGATACCATCATCGAGCGCGAATCCTTGACATCCGACCTCGGAGACGGCGGTCTGCTCGGTGAGTTCACCGATGCAGGCGAGGTCAAGGTTCCCGACATCGTTGTCGAGGGACTGGCCGATTACAGCCGCACCGATGGCTTTGTGTCTGGTGGCTACACCTTCGGCTGGCAGACTTACAAGCTTCGCTACGATCGCGGTCGAGAGTTCAACATCGACATCCTAGATGACGAGGAACGCGCGAAGATCGTCTCCGCTAACGTGATGAGCGAGTTCACGCGAACCAAGGTCATCCCTGAGATGGACGCTGTTCGTTTCGCAACCATGCACGAGCACGCAGGCGTTCAGAAGGCAGAAACCATCACCACGCCCGAAGAAGCCGTGAAGGCTGTTGACGCTGCTGAGAACAAGATGCAGGACATCGGCATCGACCTCTCTGACGTTTTGCTCTACTGCACCAGCGAGTTCAAGTCGCTTCTGCGAGCAGCGCAGAATTACCGCATGAGCCAGGGCGAGAACCCCAACGGTCGATTCGCCTTCTACGATGACATGAAGATCATTCCCGTGCCTTCCGCTCGATTCCAGACGAAGATCGAGCTGCTTGACGGCACCACTTCCAATGAGGAAGCAGGCGGCTTCAAGGCTGCTTCCGATGCGAAGCTGATCAACTTCATGCTTGTAGAGCCTTCTGCCGCACTGGCAATCCAGAAGCACCAGACGCTTCGCTACTTCTCCCCTGCGGTAAACCAGAAGCGCGATGCGCATCTTTGGCAGTACCGCGTGTTCCATGACCTTCTCGTGCGCAAGAACAAGAAGGACAAGATTTTCGCTTCCGTCCCCGCAGCTTAGGAGGGGTTTATGTCAACAATCGTAGGAAC